GTTATGTCCCTTGTAACGGTGACGTTGCTGGTCTTTGCTTACAGACAACTGAAGTCGCAGAACCTTGGTTCTCACCTGCTGGTTTCCAGCGTGGTAACTTGAGAAATGCAATCAAACTTGCATATACTCCTAACAAGACTCAACGCGACCGTTTGTATTCTGCTCGTGTCAATCCGATCGTTTCTTTCCCTGGTCAGGGCGTAGTTCTTTACGGTGATAAGACTGCACAAGGTTTCGCTTCTGCATTCGATCGTATCAATGTTCGTCGCTTGTTCCTCACGATTGAGCGTGTAATCAGCGGTGCTGCTAAGGCACAACTGTTTGAACAGAACGATGAGTCACAACGCGCATTGTTCCTGAACATTGTCGAACCTTATCTTCGCGATGTTCAAGGTCGTCGTGGTGTAACTGACTTCTTGGTTAAGTGCGACACTCAGAACAATCCTCCCGAATCTGTTGATCGCGGTGAGTTCTATGCTGAGATCTTCGTCAAGCCCACACGCACTATTAACTACATCACACTAACATTCGTTGCCACCAGAACTGGTGTTGCATTCAACGAAGTTGCTTCCTGATAATAGTTAACATAACTAAGAGACCTTACGGGGTCTCTTTTTTTGTCTGAAAATATGATTTGTAATAAATACTAGGGACAGAGACACCTGAGCAAAAAAACAATGGCAAAAAGAGGAACTATTGACGATTTTAAAGCAAATGTCGCTTCGGACTTTGCGCGTCCTAATCTATTCCAAGTAGACTTAAACTTCCCACAAGGAATCATTAACAATTCTAGTCTGATTGAACTTGGTAAGTTCACTGTTCGTGCAGCGAATCTTCCCTCTTCCCAGATCGGTGTTATTGAAGTTCCTTTCAGAGGAAGAGTCCTGAAGATTGCAGGCGACAGAACGTTTGAACCATGGACCATTACCGTTCAGAACGATAGTCAGTTTGTTCTGCGTGATGCATTTGAACTTTGGGCATCCAGCATTCAAGCATACAACGAAAACTTCACTCAAGCAGGTGGTCTCGGAGATGCTGATGATGCTACTGGATACTTCGCTGACATGACTGTTCATCAGTTAGCACGCGATATCAAAGATGGAGAGTCCCCCAAGATTCTTAAGTCTTACAGATTCTACAATGTATTCCCAAGTGCAATCGCTGCTATCGATCTTGACTTCGGTAACAACGATGCTATTGAAGAGTTCACTGTTGAACTTCAGACTCAGTACTGGACTCCTGTACAGGGTTGATTGAATCCTTGATAAATAGAACAGGACCAGTTACTTAGAAATATAATGTCTCAGCTCTTCGGTTTTTCACTGGAAAGAGCAAAGAAGGTCCCCAAGGGGCCTTCTTTTGTTCAAAAAGATAGTATGGATGGTTCGCAACCTATTGTAGGTGGCGGATATTATGGATATTCCGTTGATTTTGATGGTGTTGTTCGTAATGATTATGAACTCATTTCTCGCTACAGAGAAATGGTAATGCAACCAGAATGTGATAGTGCAGTTGACGATATTGTCAACGAAACTATTTGCGGTAACTTTGATGATGTACCAGTAGAGGTTGAACTCTCCAACCTTAAGGCGTCGGATAAAATTAAAAAACTAATTAGAGAAGAGTTTGAAACTATTCTCAGTTTACTAGACTTTGAAAATCGTTCCTATGAAATTTTTCGTAGGTGGTATGTAGACGGAAGACTTTTTTATCATAAAGTAATCGACCCCAAGAATCCTGCTGGTGGTCTTGCCGAATTGCGATATATCGATCCTCGCAAAATCCGTAAGGTCACTGAGTATGAGCAGAAGAAACCCGATCAAATGCGTGGGTCTGATTTAAATCAGCAACTGACACAAAAGGCAGCAGAGTATTTTCTATACAATCCAAAGGGATTAAAGAATTCTACAAATCAGGGTATGAAAATTACCACTGATTCTGTCACCTATTGCCACTCAGGTATTCAAGACCTGAACAAATCTATGACTCTTAGTCACCTTCACAAGGCGATCAAAGCAGTCAACCAACTGAGAATGATTGAAGATTCTCTGGTTATCTATCGTTTGAGTAGAGCACCCGAGCGTCGTATTTTTTATATTGACGTTGGTAATCTTCCCAAGAATAAAGCGGAACAATATCTTCGCGAAGTTATGGGACGCTATCGTAACAAAATGGTTTACGATGCAAACACTGGTGAGATTAAAGACGACAAGAAGTTTATGTCCATGATGGAAGACTTCTGGTTACCTAGACGCGAAGGTGGTCGTGGTACAGAAATCTCCACACTCCCTGGTGGTCAGAATCTTGGTGAACTTGAGGATGTAAAGTACTTCCAGAAGAAACTTTATAAGGCACTCAATGTTCCTTCCTCTCGTTTAGAAACAGAAACGACTTTTAATATTGGTCGTGCTGCTGAAATTACTCGTGATGAAGTTAAGTTCCAGAAGTTTATCGCTCGTCTTCGCAAGCGTTTCTCAGAACTCTTTACAGATCTTTTAAAAACACAACTCATTCTTAAGGGCGTCATGTCTCTTGAAGAATGGGAAGAGATGAAGAATCACATTCAGTTTGACTTCATTGCTGATAATTACTTCACTGAACTAAAAGAGATTGAAATCCGCAACGAAAGGATGAACCAAGTTGCTGCTATGGATGCTTATGTTGGTAAGTATTTCTCTGTAGAATATATGCGTCGTCAGGTTCTGAAGCAAACAGACATTGAGATTAAGGAGATTGATGAACAAATCGCCGCTGAAATGGAAGCAGGTATTATTGCTGATCCTATGGCGGAAATGGATCCTGCTATGGATGCTGGCGGTGAAGGTGCCCCAGCAGCAGAAGTAGATCCAAATGCACAGGAATCTTCTGTTGATCCTGGAGATGTCCGCAGAGGAGAATTTTAATTAACTAAATAATACTAATAATGGATACTTATTATGCCGAGTGATATTGCAAACCAAATAGTTCAGCAAATTTTTAGTGATGACAAAGCGAAAGCAATTGACTCCATTAATGACGCTTTAGCATCTTCAACGTATGATGCTATTCAAGCACAAAAAGTTCAGTATGCTCAGAGTATGGGTTTTGAGTTAGATCAAACCGCGCAGGATTCAGCAGATGAAATCGCTGATAGTTTGCCAGACGGTTCTGAGAATGCTCAAGATGTTGAAGTTGATGGGCGTATGCCGCATGAACCCCCTACTGATGAATTAGAACAACCTGTAGAAACCCCCGAAGAAGACAATGAAACTGATAGCTGAAGAAATTACTCAAGTAGATTTTCTCTGCGAAGAGAAAGAAGGCAAGAAGAATTACTTCATCGAAGGTATCTTCTTACAGGCAGAACTGCAGAACCGCAATGGTCGCATGTATAAATTACCAACTTTACAACGTGAAGTTGCTAAATACAGCGAGAACTATATTCAAAAAGGGCGTGCTCTTGGAGAATTAGGTCACCCCGATGGTCCTTCCATCAATCTTGATAGGGTGTCACATAAGATTGAATCTCTCAAAGAAGATGGAAACAACTTCATTGGTAGAGCAAAAATCCTTGATACCCCCATGGGTAATATTGCAAAGAACCTTCTTTCTGAAGGCGTCAGTCTTGGCGTTTCCTCTAGAGGCATGGGTTCTTTAGTCAAAAAAGAGGGTTGCAATGTCGTCGCAGATGACTTTATGCTTGCAACCGCTGCAGATATTGTAGCAGATCCATCTGCTCCCGATGCATTTGTAGACGGTATTATGGAAGGAAAAGAGTGGGTTTGGGACAATGGCATTCTCAAAGAGTCTGCTATTGCCGAGATCAAAACTCAAATTGATCAAGCAACTATTATCAATCTGCAGGAGCGTAAAATCTCCGCGTTTGCAGCATTTTTAAAGAGTTTGTGATTTATAAATAATAAAAGATAACGCTACTATGCATAACGGAGAATATCAAATGTCTGAGACCCTCGACAAAAACTTAGATAATATGGAGTCTGTGACCGAAGGTTCCAACGCAGTTACTAAAGATGCTAAACCTGGCGAGAAGATTGATACTTCTGGCAATGGAAATGCACCTTGCGTAGTTGATGTTACCTCGGATTCTGAAGAAGGCGCTAAAGGAACTAAGAACGCAGGCAAGTCTGCAGCAGCACCTGTAGGTAAAGCACCTGTTCCAAGCACTAAGCCAAGTGACGCATCTGCTAAAATGGAGGAAACGGAAAGTGAAGAAGAAGTCCTCGCTGAAACCGACCTCGACTTTACTGAAGATGTTGACGCTCTTGTCGCTGGTGAAGACCTCTCAGAAGAGTTCCGTTTAAAAGCAGCAACAATCTTTGAAGCAGCTGTAACCAGTCGTGTTAACAAAGAAGCAGCAGCTTTACAAGAAGCGTATGAATCAACGCTGACTGAAGAAGTCGAAAAGATTCAAACAGAATTGGCCGAGAAGGTTGACGATTACCTCACTTATGCCGCTGAATCCTGGATGAAAGAGAATGCTCTCCAGGTTGAGCATGGCATTAAGACTGAGATGGCAGAGTCATTCTTCAACGGTCTAAAAGGTCTTTTCCTTGAGCATAACTTTAGCGTGCCCGAGGAAAAATTCAACATGCTTGATGGCATGGTTGGAGAAATTGATGAAATGGAAGCTAAACTCAACGAGCAAATCGACACTAATATTGCTTTGAACAAGCGTATTGGTGAGTTTGTAAAAATGGAAATTGTGAACGAATGCGCTACTGGTCTTGCCGAAACCCAAAAGGAAAGGCTTCACCAATTAGCAGAGGGTGTTGAGTTTGAAACTGAAGAAGACTTTCAACAGAAGGTCGAAACGATCAAGGAATCCTACTTCACTAGAAAGGCTGAACTTGCAGAATCTGTAGGCGACCCCACTGAAGAAGCATCGGCTCCCCTTGTCGAAGAAACAACTAGCGGCTCAATGTCGAAATACGTTGATGCAATTGCTCGTTGGTCTAAATAATTAATTAACTTATTCTACTTTTTAATTCGGAGATACAAATGTCTTTACGTCAACTCCAGGAGAAGTGGGCACCCGTTCTGAATCACGATGCTCTTCCAGAGATTCAAGATTCCCACAAGCGCGGCGTCATCGCTCAACTCCTCGAAAACCAAGAGAGAGCACAAGTCGAAGAAGGTCAAATCCTTAACGAGACTCTACAAACAACTGGCTACACTGGTGCCAGCACAGCGACAGGTCCTGTTGCAGGTTTCGACCCTGTACTGATCAGCCTCATCCGTCGCTCCATGCCTCAGCTTATCGCTTATGATATTGCTGGTGTTCAACCAATGACTGGTCCTACTGGACTGATCTTCGCAATGCGTACCAACTATGGTTCCGAGCGCGATCCTAATGCTTCTGGTTACGATGAAGCATTCTTCAACGAGCCTAACGCTGGTTTCTCTGGCGGTCCTGGTGCATACGATCCTGGTGCGTCTGACGCAACCAACGATGCAGAAGGTAACAACCCTGCTCTCCTCAATGATGGTTCACCTGGAACCTATGAGTTGACTGGTGATGCTCAAGGCATG